ATATTAATGATATCTATGATATTTTAGATAATGGAATATAAACCATACTCACATGAGTGGCATCGTAAAAGATATTTAAAAGAAGCATTGGACATGTATTTAAATGAATATGTAGACAATTCTGTCATTTACAATGATATTCTTGATATTCTTTCTGATAGATCTGAATTAGCATATTCAGATTTTAATAAAACGACAGAATTGGAATACATGATTCAATCTAAAAAGTATTAAATATGAATCCCCAATATTTTTGGCTAATCTTATTTTGTATCGTGGCATATGTTGTCATAACAGATAAGAATGTAGCTCAAGCATATGATTATGTTCTTAAAATACTAAACAATAAGATTCGACATCATTGGTGGTGGATGACCAATAATCCTGCCAATCCTTTAGTAAAGTATATGATGTATCGTAAAAATCTTAAACTTGCTAAAGAATTAAGGGCAAAGATTGATAAGTATTATCAAGAAAATAAATAAGAATCTATAGGAAAAAAAATATGCTTTCCACTCAATATAGGCTTCGTTTAGAATTTATTTGTAAGAAAATTGCAAATAAAGAAGAAGTTAAGTTAGAAGATATGATATGGGCAGAGAAACTTGCCAAAGCACATACTCTTGCTAGAGATTGGTTAAATAAAGCAAGACGCCAAGCTGCTCATGATATTGAAGAGGGCAGTATGGATGATTTTATGAATAGGATGGGGTTAGGTGACCCCGACCCATCCAATTATAAGACGGGGTTTGATAGTGCAGATGAAATTGTAGATTGGTTTAAACAAGACAAACCTGACGACTGGAGGCAACGTGACTAAAAAACATGTTCCCTGGTGGAGATTGCATCAAATTGCCCAAGAAGTTGATGGTGAGCTAAAACAATTTACTATTCAAGATAGTACTGGAAAAGTTTTTAAAAGAATTGTAATCGATTACAAGGAGGAAAACTAATGCAAGCAGTAATCTATTCAAATGGAAGTCAAGAGTGTGAGAGAATGACATCTCTTCTCAAAACACTTGATGCACAAATCTTGGAGTATAAATTAAATAACCATTTTACGCAACGTGCATTTGAATCTGAATTTGGTCCTGAAGCAACATATCCACAAGTATCTCTTGGGTATAATCATATTGGAGATATGAAAGAAACTCTGAATTTTATGAAGGAGAGGGGATTGTTTGGATGAATTTCGAACTGTCAATGGAGGATTACACTATAATCCTTAATGCTCTTCATTATTATAAAAAAGTTGAGAAGCGTGGTAATTTTTCGGACTTTGATGAGCAAAAGATTAATGATTTGCGTGATAAGTTAGCATATCAAATTATTTGGAATAATACTGATATAGATAAATTTATAGACAAGGAGTAACATGAAACCTTTAATCCTAGTTGCTTGTTTTTTACCGTTAGGCATCATTTGGATTATCATGAAACTTTCATTATGGATTTCAGCTATCAACGAAGAACAGAGTTATGTCAGAGCAGAATCCAAAAAACCACACGGACCTTATGTGGCAAACCCATATGAAGACGTTGATGAGGAGGAAGAGGAATATGGAGATCGAACAGATTATCGATGATGCACTTTATCAGTATTATGTGGTAGAACGTGGTGAAAAGGTTCCAAACTGGAGATACATGAAAGATGCTGATTGGTGGATAGAATATCTTAAGTCTCTGGGCATTGACCCCAAGAATCCATGATGGTAAAATAGAAATCATACCAAAGAACAATGCAAGTCCCAAACTGGAAGCACCATTCCAAGAAAGAACAGAAACGAAAATTAAAACCGCAAGCAATGCGAGCACGGAGAGAAGCACTGTGCCAGTTTAAAAAGCGGTACATGACCTCGCCTAAAAGGCGGGGTTCTTTTGTATTATGGCCACATACGAAAGGAAGCGAATGACCGTCTCTCACGAAATCAAGTCTCAACTTGCCAAACTGCTTGCCACTGAAGACTTGGTGGTGGAGCACAAGAATGTTCAAACTGCTTGCTTCAATGTTCATACTCGTGTTCTGACTCTGCCTATGTGGGATAAGGCAAGCAATGTTGTGTACGATATGCTTGTTGGTCACGAAGTCGGTCATGCTCTTTATACTCCTGATGAGAATTGGCTAAAAGAGTATAAAATTCCTCCACAGTTTGTAAATGTGGTTGAGGATGCTCGCATTGAAAAATTGATGAAACGAAAGTATCTGGGACTTGCCAAAACTTTTTATGGTGGGTATAAAGAACTTTCTGAAAAAGATTTCTTTGAACTTGAAGGTGAAGATATCAGCAAGATGAATCTTGCTGACCGAGCAAACTTGTACTTTAAAATTGGTAACTATGTAGATATTCCTTTTGATGATTATCTTGAGATGCCAATCATTCGCATGATTGAGGGCTGCGAAACTTTTGCAGATACTTTGATTGCTGCAGAAGCTTTGTATAAGTTTTGTAAGAAAAATAAAGAAGATGAAAAACTGAATGATATTCCTACTCCTCCTCAAAATTCAGGAAATTCAAACTCTGAAGAATCTGAAGAGACGAATGAAAATCCTGGCAAATCAGAGGGCTCTGGAGATTCTGAAGAAAAGAGTGATAGTAAGAATCCTTCAAGTGATTCTCCAGAAGTAGTTTTTCAGGATGAACCTGAAGTTTCTACTGCAAATAATCTTGAGGAAAATCTTCTCGATCTAGTAGATACGAATCCTTTTGAGAGGGAAAATGTTTATCTGGAAATTCCTAAACTGAATTTGGAAACTGTTATTGCACCAAACTCTGAAATTCATAGTACAATTGATAATTATTTCAATGCTTTCCAAGAAAGACTTAATGAAAAAAGACTTGAAGGTGGTAGAGAAATCTTTAATCCATTTAAAGATGTAGATTCTAATTTTGCAAAATTCAAACGTTCTGCACAAAAGGAGGTAAATTATCTTGTCAAAGAATTCGAATGTCGAAAATCTGCTGATAGTTATGCTCGTGCTTCTGTATCTCGGACTGGAGTTTTGGATTGCACTAAACTCCACACTTACAAATACAATGAAGACTTGTTCAAGAAAGTAACTACTCTTGCTGATGGTAAAAATCATGGTTTGATTTTTGTGTTGGATTGGAGTGGTTCTATGGCTCAAACTCTTTTAGACACTTGTAAGCAACTGTTTAATCTTATTTGGTTCTGTAAGAAAGTGTCTATTCCATTTGATGTGTATGCTTTCACGAATGAATGGAATCGTACATACTATGATGATGAACAGCAAAAGTATATTCCTGCATCAACCACTCCACATTATGTAAAAAAGGAAGGTCTTCTTTCTGTTGGTAGTGAGTTTTCTATGTTGAATATGCTTTCCAGCAAGTCTTCATTGAAAGAACTTGAGCATCAAATGTTAAACATTTGGAGAATTGCTTGTTATTATGGAAATGTTTATAGTTGCTATTATTCTTCTCCCGAAAGATTGAGTCTTTCAGGAACTCCTCTGAATGAATCACTTGTAGCTCTCCATGAAATTCTTCCCAAATTTCAGCAAGAAAACAAACTTCAAAAAGTTCAGTGTGTTATCTTGACTGATGGTGAGGCAAATCATCTCACTCATCATGTTGAGATTGAAAGAAAGTGGGAAGATCAACCATATATTGGAACCCGACGAATTAATCCTAACATTACTTTTATTCGTGATCGTAAACTTGGAACTACATATAAGGTTGGATATGGTTGGCACGAATTCACTGACATTCTTCTTCGCAATTTAAAAGATAAGTTTCCCTCTGTGAATTTTATTGGCATTCGAGTTCTTGCATCTCGTGATGTGAATAGCTTTATTCGCCTTTATCACAATTCCGATGATAAAGAATTGCAATCCATTCAAACTGATTGGAAAAAACTTAAAAGTTTTAAAATTACTAAATCTGGATATGATGCATACTTTGGGATGTCTGCAACATCATTGGCACAAGAATGTGAATTTGATGTAAAGGAAGATGCAACAAAATCTCAAATCAAAACAGCCTTTGCTAAAAGTCTTAAGGTTAAAAAACTAAATAAAAAAGTATTAGGAGAATTTATTTCTTTAGTGTCATGAAAACTTTTCAAGAATTTATGGTAGAATGTATTTCTATACAAGAGACATCTTTAAATAGAATTCGTTCTAAATCACAGAAAGGTGGAATGGCTATCCTCTCTGGACAAAGGGGGGATAAATCTCCTAAAGAAAATAAAGAAAGAAGTAAGAGAACTGAAAGAAGAATCCGTGGTGCCGGTCTTCCTGGCCCTACAAAAGTTTCTGGAAGATACACAGAAAATCCTGGAACACCTCAAGAAAAGAAAGTGGGTGAGAAGTCTCATGTAGTTTCTTCTGGTAAGATGGGTAAGAGGAAGTTCAAAAAGACAGTTGAGAAACTGGGTACAGAGGCTGGACTTAAGCGTAAAAAGAATGTAAAATCAGGCTCATCCAGAGATGATCAGGATTCAGTTCTGATTCAACGCAAAAAAGGAGGATCTGCTACCCTAAAAGGAACTTCCAAAACATCTTGGCCTGGTAAGGGTAAGAATGTTAAAGTTGGGAAGATGAGACCAGGACGCACTGGTGAATTTGATACTAAAGTGAAAAACAAAACATTTACTTATGAAGAAAACTAAATTTCCATTTCCACATCACGTTCTTGAAGAAAAAAAAGAAGTTTGGATTCTCTGCAACAGTAGCATTACTGCTATGGGTATTCCTACCCTTGTGAAGCAATACTATCCAGGTTACATTGGCCATATTGCAAGTGAGGAGCATTTCAAACAGATTGGTGGTCAAATAAAAAACTGACCACTCTGCCCCCGACTCTGCCCCACTCTGCCCTATAATAACTTCAGTTGAAACAAACAACCCACATCATGTCTCTTTCCCCCGACTACATTCGCACCTCTCTCCAGTCTCTCTATGGTGAGTCTGTAGCAAGTGGCGATATTCGTGCTTGGTGCGCGATGAATGGTGCCAACTATCAGACTGTGACCAATAAACTATCTCAATACAAAGTTGGTCGTGGCAAGTGGAATCTGGAAGTAACTCACGAAAAGGTGGAAGAAATTGAACGCACTTATCAGGCACCTGCTGCTTTGCCTGCAATTGAACAAAACCTTATTCCTGTAAAAGATGATTCCTTCGTCCGCTTTGGTAACTTCAGCGATATTCGCAAAATTATTCAATCGAAACTGTTTTATCCAACGTTCATTACGGGCCTTTCTGGTAACGGTAAAACGTTCTCGGTTGAACAAGCATGTGCTCAATTGGGTCGGGAACTTATCCGTGTAAACATTACTATTGAAACTGATGAAGATGATCTTATTGGTGGTTTCCGTCTTGTTAATGGCGAAACCGTCTGGCACAATGGCCCAGTCATTGAGGCACTCGAACGAGGAGCTATCTTGCTCCTTGATGAAATCGACCTCGCTAGTAACAAAATTCTCTGTCTCCAAAGCGTTCTTGAAGGAAATGGAGTCTTCCTTAAGAAAATTGGGAAGTTTGTCCGACCCAGTGCAGGTTTCAACGTCATCGCAACCGCAAACACTAAAGGTAAAGGTTCAGACGATGGACGATTCATTGGAACTAACGTGCTCAACGAAGCATTCCTTGAGCGATTCCCAGTAACTTTTGAGCAAGAATATCCTACTGTTGCTATTGAAACCAAGATCCTCAACAAACTCTGTGCAGATGAGAACTTCTGCAAGCGTCTTGCTGACTGGGCTGATATCATCCGTAAGACTTTCTATGACGGTGGTATTGAGGAAATCATCAGCACTCGCCGCTTGGTTCACATTGTCAAGGCATTTAACATCTTTGAAGATAAGGCAAAGGCAATTCAAGTTTGTGTGAATCGTTTTGATGATGAAACAAAGCAGGCATTCATGGAACTGTACGATAAGGTTGATGCAGATTTCCAAATGCCTTCCGAGGATTCTATTGACGTACAAACTTTCTCTTGATATAATGGCAGTATATAATCATATTCTTAAACTTATGAGTGAAAGAGAAGAAAGTGTTGATTCTTCATCAGAAGTTCCAACCCAAAATTATCCTGGGTTTTATCCAATTTCTGATGAAATTATCAATCCTGATAATAGTGCCTATGAATTTTTAATCTCTAACAAAATGACTGAAAACCGCAAATACAAATATAGTGAGGATTCAATTCTTAAAGAACTAAACGATTATATTGCTGGCACATATAATCAGCACTACTCTGCCGGTGACGACAAGATTCAAACTTTGGATCTGATTGAAGCTTGTGGCGATGGTGAAGCATTTTGCCGTAGTAACATCCTCAAGTATGCCTCTCGTTATGATAAGAAAGGCACCGCACGTCGTGACATTATGAAGATTTTGCATTATGCTGTTCTTCTAATGCATTTCAATGACAAGAATGCACAACGTGAAACTTATCCGCAATGAAACTGAAAGAACATACAATGAAACTCTCTGACAAAACTATTTCTGTTCTTAAAAATTTTTCTTCCATTAATCAATCTATTTTGTTTAAGGAAGGGAACAAACTCCGCACCATTAGTGTGATGAAAAATATTCTTGCAGAGGCAACTGTCACTGAAGAATTTTCTAAAGATTTTGGTATCTATGACCTCAATCAATTTTTGAATGGAATGAGTCTTCATAAAAATCCTGAACTGGATTTTAGTAATGATGGATATGTTGTCATCAAAGAAGGTAAGTCTCGTACAAAGTATTTCTTTGCTGATCCTAATGTCATTGTCACTCCTCCAGAAAAAGAAATTTCCATTCCGAGTGAAGATGTTTGTTTTGAAGTGAATACTGATCAACTTACCAATCTTCTGAAAGCAGCTGCAGTTTATCAACTTCCTGATATTTCTGCTGTAGGTGAAAATGGTGTTGTCAAACTGGTTGTTCGTGATAAGAAGAACGATACTTCTAATGACTTTTCAATTGTTGTTGGAGAAACTGTAAATGAGTTCTGTTTCAACTTCAAAGTAGAAAATATTAAAGTTCTCCCTGGAACTTATGAAGTTGTTGTTTCTCAAAAACTTCTTTCACGATTTACTTCCAAGAACCATGATTTGACATATTACATTGCACTTGAACCAGATTCTACATTCAAATAATGAAACACATCCTTTTCACTCTTAAAGGGTGTGATAAAAATCTTTTAAATGATGAGGCAATGATAAGAGATGTTGTCTGCATGGCATCAGTCAAATGTAAATCAACTCTTTTGGCATTAACTTCTCATAAGTTCGAACCTCAAGGTGTAACGTGCGTTGCTATGCTTGCAGAGTCTCATATCAGTATTCATACATGGCCTGAAAAAAATATGGCAGTATGTGACGTTTTTACTTGTGGGGACCACACCACCCCTCAAGAGGGTGTAGAATCAATGAAGATGGATCTTAAAGCAAGTGACATCATTTCTCGTGAATTTACTAGGCCTTTAGAATGAACATCTTTGTTACTTCTCCCGATCCTTGGGAATCTGCTAGGGTTCTACCCGACAAGCACATTGTCAAGATGCCTCTGGAGACTTGTCAGATGCTTGCTATTGTATGTTCAGACAAATGGGGACATGGATTTGGCACTCTTCCTAAAGCAGATGGTACACCCTATGCTACAGAGAAGGGTGCTTTTCGCAATCACCCATGTACAATATGGGCTTCAGAATATGTCTTGAACTGGCAGTGGTTGCTCGCTCATGGATTTGCTCTTTGTGCAGAGTATGCTGCCCGCTACGGCAAGGTTCATACGTGCTTCCTAACCCTATGTGCTGCCCGTGAGATACTGCCCACAGGAGACCCTACAGGACGCTCTGGAAAGGAGCCAACACCATTTGCACGAGCAATGCCTGACGAGTTTAAACTTGATACAAGCATCTCGACCTTTGATGCTTATAAGATGTATATTTCATCTAAACCTTGGGTAAAAGATAATTATCTTCGGTTGCCTCATCGTAAACCAGAGTGGATTTGATTATGAGTGATTTTATTTGAGTGTAATGAAAGAATTTGATTATGGACTTGATTACAAAACTCTGGATTTTACAGAACCCGACACCAGAAGAAAGTATCGCATTGGCAGAGGGGAGCAGGGAGTGCTTCTTGTTAGGCCTTACACTAACGATATATGCGCTCATTGGAGATTCGTAAATGAGACTGCAGCTCGCAAATCTTCTAATAAGATATACTCCATGTTCTGTGCATATAGAGACTCTGGAGACTTCATTGGAATGGACATGTCAAGGAAATTCCTTGAGATGGGTTTTACACGCGCCCGCCGGTATGCAAATCATTCTAGTGGAAGGAAATACGCTGAAGACGGTTCAATTAGACCCCAACAGGCAGATGCACTTTCTAATGTCAAGGCGAAGGCTGCAAGAATCTTCAAAGAAGTAAGAGATATGGCTGCATATGATCCAAAATATGTTACAATGAGAAAGGAATGGAGAGCATCTGAATGAATAATGATTTTATTTGGGTCGAAAAATATCGGCCACAAACTATTGAAGAATGTATTCTCCCTGAAGCAACTAAAAAAATGTTTCAGGACTTTCTAAATAGAGGTGAGATTCCCAACATGCTACTTGCGGGACCTCCTGGTATTGGTAAGACTACAGTAGCTAAAGCACTTTGTAATCAACTTGGAGTTGACTATTATGTCATCAATGGATCCGATGAGGGACGATTCCTCGATACTGTCAGAAACAATGCGAAAAACTTCGCTTCGACCGTCTCGCTTTCGTCAACTGCTAAACACAAAGTCATCATCATTGATGAGGCAGATAACACGTCCAATGATGTACAACTCTGCTTACGGGCATTTATTGAGGAGTTTGCTGGCAACTGTAGATTCATCTTCACCTGCAACTACAAAAACAAAATCCTTGAACCCCTCCACTCACGATGTGCCGTCGTTGAGTTTGGAATTAAAGGAAAAGAACGTCAGGAAATTGCCGCACAATTCTTCAAACGCATCCAACAAATCTTGGGTGCAGAAGGTATTGAATATGATAACAAGGTCCTGGTAGAACTAATCAATAAACACTTCCCTGATTGGCGTCGTGTTCTGAATGAGTTGCAACGTTATTCAGTAAGTGGTAAAATTGATTCTGGTATTCTCGCAACATTCTCTGATGTAGCTGTCAATGATCTTATCAAAAATCTTAGGGATAAAAACTTTGCGGAAGTACGTAAGTGGATCGTTTCTAATTTGGACAATGATACTAGCGTACTTCTCCGGCGTGTGTATGATTCTCTTTACGACTCGCTGGTTCCTGGTAGTATTCCTGCTGCTGTGCTTGTTCTCGCTAAGTATCAGTATCAAGGAGCATTTGTCGCAGACCAAGAGATAAATATGCTTGCTTGTATGACAGAACTAATGGTGGAGTGTACTTTCAAATGAAAAAAGAAAAACAAAAACTTAAGGCACAAGTTAAGTCAAGGTTTTATTACGTTTTCTGGGGTATTGCAACAATTGCTGTTGTTTCTGGGCAACTTTATGTTGGAACTGGGTATCGTGTTTTGCACAAAGATATGCGTGAGCTGCTATCAAAAGTTGATGGAGTTCTGCTACACAAATCAAATCAACTTAATCTATATTCAAAATGAACGTAAAACTTTTTCGTATTATTACTGGTGAAGAAGTAGTTGCTGAACTACTTGAAGAAAATGATACTACTGTAAAAGTGCAGAATGGTTTGGTTGTTTTGCCAACATCATCTGGAACGGTGGGTTTTGCACCATGGGCTACAGTTATTGACAGGGAAAATCCTGAAATAGAAGTATCACGCAATCATATTGTTTATATTGCTGAAGTTGATGAAAGTATCAAGAACAAGTATAATGAAGTCTATGGAAGTAAGTTAGTTACTCCAGACAAGAAGAAACTTATACTTTGATATAATGATAATCAGTGAAAGTGATGCCGTTTGGGCTGCGGATGAGTTCATCAAATATTTTTCACAAATGGGAAATATTGAGGACTATTTGCGTTTTGTTAAAAAGGAAGTAATCAAATCTACTAATTCTCTTGCACCTTTGCATGATGAGTTCTTCAATGAAGATATTCATCCACAAGAGATGGAGTTTGATATCAAATTTGTTGGTGCTAGATTTCAACAATCTATCCAACAAGAACACTATGTAAATCTTTTAAGAGCAGTATCTTCTCATAATAATGAGAGCAATATTCCTGGTAGGGAACTTCGTTGGATGGTATTCGAAAAGAATACTCAAAAAGTTCTTGGATTTATTCGTTTTGGTTCTCCTACAATCAATTCCAAACCAAGAAATATTTGGTTGGGTAAAGCACCAAATCTTTCAATCTTCAATCGCCATGCAGCCATGGGATTTGTGATTGTGCCATCTCAACCGTTTGGATACAACTATCTTGGAGGTAAACTCCTAGCACTTCTCTGCTGCTCTCACTATGCCCGTGAGACACTCAATGAGGTCTTTGAGAAGGATATCGCCCTCTTTGAAACTACTTCGCTGTATGGGTCTACTACAGATGCTTCTCAATACGATGGCCTAAAACCATTCATGAGATACAAGGGATTGACTGAAAGTAAGTTTCTGCCACTTCTTCATGATGAGGCATTTCACAAACTTCATGACAGATTTACTTTACTCAATAACAATACTCCTCTGACAGATAATAAAGCATCATCTAAAAAGATGAAGCGTCAGACAAAGATGATTTCTATCACTCGTAACTCTCTCAAAGAGTATGGTTTGAATGAACAACTAGAGCAGTTTAATACTGTAATAAACACTGCACTTGCCCTGACACAAAAGAAGAGAACATATTTCTGCGAGTATGGTTATTCCAATGTTCGTGAAGTAATTCTCGGTGAGCAGGATGAACTTGTGCTTGGCCCTAACTGGGATAAGTTCTATCTTGAGAACATCATTGCTTGGTGGAAAAAGAAAGCAACCAAGCGATATGAAAAACTTAAGGCAGAAGATAGGTTCAGAACTAAAGTCGAACTCTGGACAGATGATGATGACATTCAAATTATTCGCTGATGGAACTCAAAGATTGGTTGAACTCAATAACCTTTAATAAGGAAAACCTTATTAAAGAAAACCCCGATATCGTTAAACAATATCCTCCATACATCATCAATCGTTGTCTTTCTGGACACATAGATTGCATAATGTTTGCTAATGAGATGAATAGAAATCATCAGTTAGATAAAGATATGCAATATTCATTTTATCTAAATAGTTTGAGGAAAAAGAAGAGATTCTCTCCCTGGTTAAAACAAGACAAAATCAAAGACCTTGAATACGTCAAGAAATACTATGGATATAGTAATGAAAAGGCAAAACAAGCTTTGAAAATTCTCACAAAGGAACAAATCAACTTTATTAAATCGAAATTTGAGACTGGAGGAAAACGATGAGTGGAACTATTGAACCTACCGTAGAATGGTCGGCAGATAAAATGGTAGAAGTGATTCTGGGAGAACCAGATGACTTTCTCAAGGTTCGTGAAACATTGACAAGAATTGGTGTTGCTTCTCGCAAAGAAAAGAAACTTTATCAATCTTGCCATATTCTTCATAAGCAAGGAAGATATTATATTGTTCACTTTAAGGAATTGTTTGCACTGGATGGCAAACGTGCTAATCTTACTGTAAATGATGTCCAACGTAGGAATCGTATTACAAGATTGCTTTCTGATTGGGGATTGATTGATATTGTAAATGAGGAATTGATTCTTGATATTGCTCCTCTTAATCAAATTAAAGTTTTGGCTTATAAAGACAAGAACGATTGGATTCTTGAGCAGAAATACAATATTGGGAAACGAACCAAAGAGCAGGAAACCGAATAAAAAGATACGGGGTTCCACACCCCGTTTTTTTATGGAAGTGTTATAATTAGTAGTGGATGCCGTAAGGGTCCACACAACGCAATCTCGCTTTTAGGAGAGCTACAAATGACTAACTTAATGAAGTATAATGCTGCCAATTTGGATCAGCTTCTAGACCGCATAAGTAGGAATAGCATCGGTATGGACGAATACTTTGATCGTCTATTCAACCTTCACGAAACAACATCAAACTATCCACCATATAATCTAGTCACGGTCAGCAACGTAGAATCTAGACTGGAACTAGCACTAGCAGGATTTAAAAAGAAAGAAGTCTATGTCTACACACAAGATGGTAAACTCTTTGTCGAAGGTCAGAAAGAAGACAAAGAAACGGAAACAAAATATCTTCACAAGGGTCTGGCTCAACGGTCGTTTACACGAGCGTGGACACTCTCTGAAGACACGGAAGTTAGATCAGTTGATTTTGAGGATGGGCTTTTGAGTATTGTGCTTGGAAAAGTTGTTCCCGAAGCACACAAACGTAAGGATTATCTGTAAATCTTAACAATTAATTTATAATTTAGTTGTGGTTGCTACAAAAGTGTATCATAGTGATACACTTTTTTCTATATAATTATGTAACAGTTTGGAGGAAACTATGAACTTTACCATATCCACTTTATTATTTGGAACTGCTTCCACTCTTTTTTTCGGATGGCCAATCGCCTTCTTGGTTTCATAATACTTCCTGACTAAATAATCATCTATTAAGTATTAATACTCATATGGAACTTCTAGCAATCCCAGCAATCTTAACCGCAATTGGCGGATCAATCTTCGGAGCATATAAACTCACACCAAAAACCAAATAAATAAAACTGAATATCGTCGCTGCAGACGGGGAGGTAACTGGCTAAATCCAGTTGACACCTCCTCTTTTTTTTCTTATAATTATAAAGAGGTATAATAAAAGTAATGACTGTCAAAATTTTAATGCTTAAATCTGGCGAAGATGTGATTGCAGATGTAAGTGAAATGGTTTCTCCAGAAGAAAGACTTCTTGGATATTTCATGAAAAAACCATATGTAGTCAAACTTCATCATAATGAATCTTTTGAAGAAAAATCTGACCCTGATAAAAAGACTGAATTTTCTATTAAATTATATCCATGGATGCCTATTGCCAAAGAAAAAACAGTCCCTATTCCTGTTGATTGGGTTGTATCTATGGTTACTCCAATAGATAAACTGGAAGAGTTGTATGTGAATAGTTTGGGTAAAACATGTAAAGATAAAGAAGACGATATTAACGTATGGGATCCTGGTTTGGATAGAAATGAATCTAATGGAGATGGAAAAAATGTCGGAAACGAAGATGATCAAAGTGATTCTGTTAGTGAACAGTGAAAGATTAATTAGTGAAATTGAGGAAGTTGTTGCCGATATCGGCCAACCAGATTGTAAACTGATTAAACCACATGAAATTTGGGAAGGTCCTAATTTGTGTCCATGGATGATGGACGTTACTAAACAGGATACTTTTATGATAAGCTCTGACAAGATTCTTACTCTTGTAGATCCAACTCCTACTCTTCTTGAAAAATACGAGGACCTTATTAAATAATGAGTCAAGACTTTTATACTAATGTTCAACTAGTTGGTAATAATATTCTAGTTCGTGGTGTTGAGAATGGAAAAAGAATTGAAAAGCGAGAAGAGTTTTATCCAACTCTTTTCGTTAAATCTGAAAAAAGAACAAAGTATAAAACTTTAGATGGTAATTATGTAGAATCTATTAAACCTGGAACAGTTCGGGATTGTAGGGAATTTTATAAGAAGTATGAAGGTGTAGAAAATTTTAAAGTATACGGAAACGAGAGATATATCTATCAGTATATTTCTGACAAATATCCTGGTGACATTAAATTTGATACCAGTAAAATTAAAATCACAACTCTTGATATTGAGGTTGCATCAGAGAATGGATTTCCTGATGTAGAATCTGCTGCAGAAGAAGTTCTTCTAATTACAATTCAAGATTATGAGACCAAGCAAATACGTACTTGGGGTCGTGGGCCTTTTGATAATAAACAAAAGAATGTTATCTATAAAGGATTTCGTACCGAGCATGAACTTTTAAGCAGTTTCATTAACTGGTGGATGATTGAGAGCAACACACCAGATGTTGTGACTGGATGGAATAGTGAATTGTATGACATTCCATATTTGGTTCGTCGTATTGATCGTATTCTTGGCGAAAAGTTGATGAAACGAATGTCACCTTGGGGATTGGTGACAGAAAAGGAAACGTTCATACAAGGTCGCAAACACATTTCTTATGATGTTGGTGGCATTACACAACTTGATTACCTAAATCTTTATAAGAAGTTCACTTATAAAGCGCAGGAATCCTATCGTCTGGATTACATTGCGAGTGTAGAACTTGGTCAAAAAAAGTTGGATCACTCCGAGTTTGATACTTTTAAAGACTTCTACACAAATGGGTGGCAAAAGTTTGTAGAATATAATATCATTGACGTGGAACTTGTTGACCGTATGGAAGACAAGATGAAACTCATCGAACTTGCTCTTACTATGGCCTATGATGCGAAAGCAAACTATGCCGATGTTTTTTCACAAGTTCGTATGTGGGATACTATTATCTTTAATTATTTGAAAGAAAAGAATATAGTAATCCCTCAAAAAGAAGTTTCTTCCAAAAACGAAAAGTATGCAGGTGCTTATGTTAAGGAACCGATTCCAGGAAAGTATGATTGGGTTGTGTCTTTTGACCTCAACTCTCTGTATCCTCATCTTATTATGCAGTACAACATCTCCCCAGAGACGTTACGGGATTCCCGCCACCCATCAGTCACAGTTGATAAGATACTTAACGAAGAACTGACCTTTGAGATGTATAAGGACAATTCGGTATGTGCCAATGGTGCTATGTACCGTAAGGATGTTCGTGGATTTCTGCCAGAACTGATGGAGAAGATCTATAAGGATCGGACTATCTATAAAAAGAAGATGCTTCAGGCAAAGCAAGATTATGAAAAGACACCTACCAAAGCACTTGAGAAAGAGATTGCAAGATGCAACAATATTCAGATGGCTCGCAAGATTCAACTCAACTCTGCATATGGTGCTATTGGTAATCAGTACTTTAGGTACTATAAACTGGCCAATGCGGAGGCGATTACGCTTTCTGGTCAAGTCTCTATCCGTTGGATTGAGAATCGGATGAACGAATATCTAAATAAGATTTTGCAAACGGATGGGGAAGATTATGTCATCGCATCTGACACTGACTCAATCTATCTTAATATGGGACCTCTTGTTAATAAATTTCTTGATAGTAAGTCTGACGATAAAACAAAGATTGTTACTCTACTTGATAAGATCTGCCAAGACAAATTGGAACCATTCATCGAATCCAGTTATCAGGAACTTGCGGAGTATGTTCAGGCATATGAACAGAAAATGATCATGAAGCGTGAGAATATTGCTGATCGTGGTATTTGGACTGCGAAGAAGCGTTATATCCTCAACGTGTGGAACAGTGAAGGTGTTCAGTATTCTGAACCAAAACTGAAAATGATGGGTATTGAGGCAGTTAAATCATCTACTCCTGCACCATGTCGGAAGATGATTAAGGATGGCCTTAAACTGATGATGAATGGAACTGAAGATGAAGTCATTGAGTTCATTGATGAATGTCGTCGTGAATTTAAGACACTTCCCCCAGAATCTATTGCTTTTCCAAGAACAGCTTCTGATGTTCAAAAATATAAATCTCATTCCAGCATTTATATAAAGGGAACTCCCATTCATATTCGCGGTTCTCTTCTGTTTAATCATTACATTAAAGAGAAGAAACTTACAAATAAATATTCTCTTATTAATAATGGGGAAAAAATTAAGTTCCTATATTTGAAAAAACCAAATATTATTCATGAAAATATTATCTCATTCATTTCTGATTTTCCTAGGGAACTTGATCTTGACAGATACATAGATTATGACCTACAATTTGAAAAAAGTTTTGTTGAACCAATTAAAACAATACTTGATGCGATTGGATGGTCTATTGAAAAAGTTGTAAGTTTGGAGGACTTCTTTTCATGAAGGATCAAAATTCTATTGATGATGAAGAGTCTAAACAAATTAAATGGAACAGGGGACTTGATTTATTCATTGAATCAGTTTTAAAACCGGACCATGCACTTAGAGAATGTGCACACAATCAAAAATGTTATCATGAACTAATGGATATTCGTGATGATGTACTGGAATACTTGAAAACCAAACGTTGGAACTAATGGATTTTTTAAAAGATATTGTAAAAGAGATTGGTGATGATTATACCAAACTCGCAGCAGACATTGATGAGACTGAAACTTATGTTGACACAGGTTCGTACATTTTTAATGCACTGGTGTCAGGTAGTGTATTTGGTGGTGTATCTGGGAATAAGATTACTGCTATTGCTGGAGAGTCTTCTACTGGAAAAACTTTCTTCAGTCTCGCCGTTGTTAAGAATTTTCTCGATTCCAATCCCGATGGTTATTGTCTCTATTTTGATACTGAAGCAGCTGTCAATAAGTCACTCCTAGAAAGTCGTGGAGTTGATCTCACTCGAACTGTAGTTGTAAATGTTGTCACAGTAGAAGACTTTCGTAGCAAAGCACTCAAGGCAGTTGATATTTACTTAAAAAACCCTGAAGAAGAACGCAAACCCTGTATGTTTGTGTTAGACTCTTTAGGAATGCTTTCAACGGAAAAGGAAATCAATGATGCTCTGAACGATAAGCAGGTTCGTGATATGACGAAATCTCAACTTATCAAAGGTGCCTTCAGGATGTTGACTTTGAAGTTGGGGCAGGCTAACATTCCTATGATTGTGACAAACCACACTTATGATGTCATCGGTTCTTATGTTCCTACTAAAGAGATGGGCGGTGGTTCTGGTCTTAAGTATGCTGCCAGTACCATCATTTATCTCAGCAAGAAAAAAGAAAAAGATGGAACAGAAATTGTCGGAAATCTTATCAAAGCAAAGACTGCTAAGTCGCGTTTAAGTAAGGAGAACAAGGATGTTACAGTACGTCTTTATTACGATGAGCGTGGTCTTGATCGATATTATGGTCTTCTTGAACTCGGTGAGATTGGCGGACTTTGGAAAAACGTTGCTGGTCGATATGAAATGACTGTTGATGGTGAGACCAAAAAAGTATATGCCAAAGCAATTCTAAAAGAACCTGAAACTTATTTCACTCCCGAAGTGATGCAACAACTTGACGAGATCGCAAAGAAAGAATTCTCTTATGGAACGAATTGAGACCACTATTCTCAGAAACTTAATACATAATGAAGATTATTCTCGTAAGGTCATTCCATTTATTGAACCATCTTATTTTGAGCAAAGATCCGAAAAGGTAATCTTTGAAGAGATTACCCAGTTTATTGTAAAGTATGGCTCTGCAATTACATCTGAAGCACTAAATATTGAGGTTGAGAATAGAACAGATCTGAACGAGAGTGAAATTAAAGAGACAAGAGATATTTGCAATTCTTTTAATGACTCTCCTGTAGATCATCAATGGTTGCTAGACACTACTGAAAAGTGGTGCCGTGACCGTGCGATTTATCTTGCCTTGATGGAATCGATCAGCATTGCTGATGGTCAAGATGATAAGAAGAATCGGGATGCGATTCCGAGTATTCTGTCAGATGCTCTGGCAGTTTCTTTTGATAATAATATTGGACATGATTACTTACAAAACTACGAAGAAAGATATGACTACTATCACAAGAAGGAAGACAAGATTC